CCCAGCAGCTACGTGGTGGCAGCACCGCAGGCGCAATCGGCTCCAGTGGCTTATCAGGTGGGTACCAGTTACCCCCAAGCAGTGCCCCAGGCGAGCCCCAGCTACCAATCCGCCCCTACTCAGTACGCCCCCCAGTCCCCATCGGCCCCGATGGCGGAATCGATCTCCAATCCGTGGGAATCGGCGTTCAACAAGGTGGTGAACCTGCTGAGCGCACCAGTTCAATCCCCGTTCCAGGCTCCACAGTCGGCTCCGACGACCTATACCCCGGCCAACTTCGGGTCGATCAGCCCCCAAGCTACGCCACAATCGGCTCCGCAGACCTGGTCGCCCAGCCCGGTATCCTCGCCCAGCTCTTCCCCAACCTCCTCGACTCCATCCTTGGAGCAAATCGCGGACCTGGTGGGAATGAGCCAGGAGTCCCGCCAAGTGATGGACGCGTTCGGGATCGAAGCTCCGGCAATCCTGAACAACTACGCTCTTCAGCTGGAAACAATGCTGGACAGCGCCGTCGCGTGGGGAAACCGCGCAAGTGACACCATCAAGAACTACGCTGAGTTCGCTGTTAACGAGCACCAAGAGAACCTCGCTTACAACGAAATCCTGACGAACCCCGATGTTCTCAGCGATTACACCCTGAAGTTCTTCGGTCCTGAAGGTCCCTACCCTGTTTACGAAAGCGAGGCTCAATTGGAAACTCCTGGTTATCCCACCCAACAGGTGCAACATCCTGAGCTGGGTCAAATGCCCGCTCCTCCTGCCGCCGCTGCTCCCCAGCAACCCGGCAACTTCTGGGGCGATTTCAACGAAATGATGGCTCGTGATCCTCAGAATGCCTGGCGCGTTTTGAATCAGGCTCAGCCTCAAGTTGTCGCAAACAAACTGTTTGTGATGGAGTGATAGTTGGTCGGTAATTAAATAAATTACCGACTGCTAAAATTTGTGTTAGATAAGACATATAAATGTCTGAATCTTCACCCGATAAACTACCTTCCTGAGACTCTGGAGGATAACAAAAAGTGTTCATTGATAACGACTTTCCAAAGATTCTGGGTGCGGAACTTTACCGTCCCCACCCTGCGTATATCGCAGAAATGGCAGTCGAGCCTGTGGTCGTCCATGACTTCACTCGTCAGCCTGGTCAAACCGTTCAGTTAGACCGCTACAAGTTCTGGGGTACCCCTGGTACCAAGGACAGCCGTGAGCGCGTGTCCGACCAGACCATCGGTACGGCCAACAGCCGGAACATCACCAAGGAGAAGGTGCTGGTTGTGCTCAAAGAGTACACCGGCCCTGCAGATCCGGGTGATCCGACCCAGCCTTCGACCTTCAAGATTGCTCGGGAAACCCTGATCACGGCTCAGCGTCTGCTGCTGGACACCGGGAACCTCAACATGTTCCACCAGTCCATCGGTTCGCTGACCCTGCTGGACGACTACCGCCGTTGGCGCGACCGCGTGTTCATTGATGAACTCGCCAAAGCAGAAGCCAATGGTGTCGCCTCCAGTACTCAGGGTGGTTACTTCTTCCCTGGCGGCAAGGTCAAGAACTCTTCTGGCCAGATCACCTACAGCTCCGCTGAGTACACCGCTGATGTCCAGCAGTTCTCGGTTCGTACCGACCTGCTGACTGTGGTGAAGGACCTGCGTAAGCGCAACGTTCCTACCTTCTCCGACGGTCTGTATCGCTGCATCTGCGATCCCACCTTCATGATGCACCTGCGTCGTGACCCCGACTTCCGTGAGATCGCCCGTTACAGCGGCAACCCTGGCCAAGGCATGTACATGGGCAACCCCATGATGCCTAACAACGCCAGCTTCTACATGGGTCCCCAAGCTGGTCAGGGCTACTTCCTGGCTGGTGAGCCCGTGATGCCAACCGGCGTTCAGTTCGAAGGCGTGAAGTTCTTCGAGTCCACCAACTTCCCCACCAAGACCATCTCTGCCTCCTTCACTGGCGCGGCCCCTTATGCCAACCAGGAAGTTGCTCAGGGTTACTTCTTCGGTCCTCAAGCCGTGGGCGTGGGTATCGGTGGTCCGAACGCTCAGGTTCTGATCAACAACAACGACGATTTCAGCCGTTTTATTATTCTTATCTGGCAACTGTACGCCGGTTTCGAGATCCTGAACAAGGACTTTGTGACCACCGCCTACAGCTTTGTGTCGGATGACGGCGCTATCTGATATTGATAACAGTTAACACTTAAGGAAAAGATAAATGACCTATCTTTCGTCTAAGAAAATCTACCCAGGTAACTGGGCAGAGCCTCTGAACGGCTGGTACAAGAACATCGATACCAACGATGACGGTACCAATAACGCCTCCAAGGGCGGTCCCACCTCCGTGCTGGCCGTCCCTGGTTACCGTTATTTCCAGCAGCGTGGTTACGTGGCTGTTACTTCCGTTTCCGGTAGTGCAGTTGCTTCCGGCAGCGTGATCGTCCCCTCGCCTTATCGCCAGGACGACACCCGCCCCGACATCACCGGCATGGTGATCTCTGGTAGCAGCACCCTCCCTGCTTATGTGTATCGCGCCACCATCTCCGTTGCTTCTGGCTGGGGTGATGGTCGTGTGGCCTCTGGTATCTATGCTGCCACCGGCAACGTGGTGACCTTCGGTCCTGGCCTGACCTCCACCGGTACTGCTGGTGAAGCTGTCGCCCAGGCCAACCTGACCTCCACCACTTCCGGTTCTCAGGTCGGCGAGATCTTCTTTGCTGGTGGTACCGCCGCTTACAGCGCTCAGCCTTTCCTGACCGCTACCGGCGCCGCTGGTGTGGGTGTGGCCAACGTGTACAAGCAAGTCACTGCCTCCACCACCTATACCGTTCAGGCTCGCGAATCGCAAACCGCTACCTCCACCTCTGGTGGTTGGTACATCTCCAGCGCTGACTCCAGTGCTGGCAAGAGCGGTTACTTCGTGGTTGAAGTGTGCTACATCCAGCCGGATGAAGCTGCTGGCTACGAAGACATCGACGGCTACCTCCTGGGCCGCACCGTCAGCTGATTGGGTTAAACTAGGACCAGATAATCTCTGGTCCTATGTCTACCGTTGCTGCAATGCTTTATCAGCACAAAAAAACAGGTGCAAGGGTAAAGATCGTTAGTGAGTGGGATAACGGCGATTGGTTCATGGTTGAAGACCAGGACGGCCGCCTTTATACCGCTTATAAAAACGAGCTTTGCCCTGATGAAGAAGCAACGAAAAAGGTAAAAACCCTTCAGATCAAAGACAAAGCTGCACAAGAAGAACCGCGTGATTTTCCCCCAGAAACGCGGTTGAACATCAACAGTGCTACTGCCCAGATGATCGCTGATCACATTAAGGGTATTGGCCTTAAGACTGCCCGAGAAATCAAAGACCTTCAGATGTCCTTATCGGGTGAAAGGTTCAACAACTTAGAGCAGCTCAGGCAGATCAAGCGCGTTGACTGGGATGCAGTTCTTGCAGCTGATTTAATCCGCGTATAACTCCTTCTCTAAGGCCTTACCCCTGGGAAACCGGGGGTTTTTTAGTTTTAAAATAAAAAGAAAAAGATATGGCAGGCCCCGCATTATTCATGGGTAAAGTTGGATCCACTGGAGGAACCTCCACTGGACCTCATGCCCACTGGGAAGTCATGAAAGATGGGAAGCGTTTCCCCCTTTCGAAAGCACGTAAGGATGTCGGCCAATTCATTCAATTTCGTTTACCTAATCAAGAAAACTGGCAACAGCTTTATAGTCCAGAATCTCAGGGGTTCAAACTGAATCCAGCGGCCACCATCACGAGCCCGATGGGGCCTCGGAAGGCACCTTCCCCTGGTGCATCTACCAACCATAAAGGTGAGGATTATGGTTTTCCAGAGGGGACTTCTTTGCGTTTCCTTGGGCAAGGTTCTATATCGACGCATTCAGGTCAAGGTGCAGCGGGGAATGTTTCTGTTCTGCGCACCGGTCCTTATGAATTGCAGACATTTCACTTGAGTGAATTACCGCAGGCATCAACAACGCGAAAGAGTGATGCCTCCAGCACTGCTTCCGCACCCAACGAGGAAGCCTGGGCGCAAGCGTACGTTCAGAATCAAATTGAAAATCAAACCCAGCAAGGCAAGCTTATTGATGCACTCATCAATGTTTTAGGGGAGAAAGAAAAACCCAAAACATTGATGGAGCAACTGAAAGAAGGGTTGATCGGTGGGGTGATGCAGCAAGCTATGACGCCTAAAAACTTTCTTGCTCAGTTCACCAACGATGATCCTTACCTGCAAGGCCAGAAGTATGCCACAGGCCAATTCTTTGGACTGTGATTGATTTTCTAGAACTATAATTAATTGATGCTGGAAGTTAGAAGTGCAGTTATCTGACTTTGACAAAAGTAGGGTCAGGTATCACCTGGGCTATTTCACGGTGAGCGTACCGGCGGGTGATTATGCCCGCTTGGAAGAAGCAATGAATACCGTACCGGATTCATATTTCTACGACAAGATCATCATTCAGATTGGTCGTT